CTAGCAAGGGCAAAGGGCCAATCGACAGTCCAAGAGCTGTCGACTTGCTTTCGGTTGCAATTACCGGGCAGCCGGCCGTAACGCTACCTCTAGACGCTATGATCGCGATTAAGACCCGGTTTGAGGCTTCCAGCAAGCCGAGCATCGGGGATATCGAGCGAATCCTCGCTAGTGAGTTTAAGGAGAGGGGGATAAAGACGGGGGCGGCTGTAAAAGCCGCGTTGTTGTATCGCGTGTTGGTGGCGGGGTTGCCTCAGCAGGTGGTGGGGACGACGGTCTCGGTGGGTTCGGCCCGCGAGTATAGGCCAGAGTCTTTCATCGCCACCGGTTCGGAGCGTGATGGGTATCGACTGATGGATGATGGGAAGAAATCAGGTCGGAATCTGTGCGGTCCTTTAGTAACAGAACCGGATGTGGTACCCGTTGAAGCGTACAACAACGACTTACTCTGCGTGATCGGACGCGTTGAGAAGGTGGGGAATAAAACAATCCCACCATCACGCTACGAGGAATATGCTGAGGAGTTCGTCGACCTCTTGGTCCCAGCCGAGTTTGCCCATGTAGGGCAGCCTTGGACACTCGATGAGGTCCGGACATCACAGGACCGACCGTTACAGAGATTGCGGGCGGACCGGGCTTGGGCCTGGGTAACCATGCTGGCGGATTCGACAGTCAAGTCGTTTCAGAAGAAGGAGTCTTATGGTTCGGTTAACGATCCTAGGAACATATCAACGGTACCGATCGACCAAACGATCGGTTTGAGTTGCTACACCTATGCTTACAAATATCAGGTGTTGAAGCGACTGCGTTGGTATATGCCTGGAAGAACACCAATGGCGATCGGCAAAGCTTTTAAAGATTTTGTTGCCGGTAAGCCTTTCGTGTCCGGAACCGACTTCTCCCGACTTGACGGAACGTGGTCGAAGTGGATCCGCAGTAACATCAGCAAGCCTGCATACCTGAAATGGTGCGCACCTGAGTGGAAGGCGGAGTTAGCAGCTCGCTTGGACGCGGAGGTGAAAGCCCGCGCTAAGACGAAGTTCGGGGTGTCCTATGCGCCCGACGGGAGCTTACTGAGTGGCTCACCTGTTACCACGGACACGAACACGGAGCTTAATGGCTTCGTTGATTATGCCGCGTGGAGGGAGGCAGGTTTGAGCCCAGAGGCAGCCTTCGAGGCTATAGGCCCGAAGGCTGGGGATGACGGAGCGACCGGGTCGGAACCGGCTGTTATACAACAAGTAGCAACCGACCTAGGTCTAAAATTGAAGTGTGAACCCGCATCCCCAGGCCAGTCAGTGAAGTTCCTGGGTCGGTTGTTTTTGGACCCTTGGATTACTGAGCAGAGCGTCCAGGATCCGGTGAGGACGGCTAAGAAGTTGCACATCTCGTTTACCAACCCGTCGGTTCCCAACGAGATCGCGTTGTATTGGCGCGCGCAGGGTTATTTGACCTTAGACCCGCACGCCCCTTTGATATCGGCCTGGTGTCGCTTGGCGATACGAGAGGCCCAACGCACCGTTAGGGAGTCGGGGAGAGATTGGGACGCGGCGCTGAGGCGGTACGAGAACGCCTGTGGCCGCGACCTGCCCTTCTTCGTCACACAGTTGAAGAAATTGTATGGCAAGCCGATCGATGAGCTGGAAGCAGCATCCTGGATTGGTCCAGAGCCGGATTCAGATCTGGCTTTTAGTCGAGTGGCGGAAGAGTTCGGAGTGGATGCGTGCCAGTTACAGTTGTGGCACGTGGCTTGCGAGCGAGCTGAGAACCTGGCTGACGTGGAGCATCTTGTTCCCACAACGGTCGAGGTGAAAGTAGCCGCATTGCGAGACACACCCTTCGATACGGTCACTCTTGGACCTGCTAGAACACCAACTACCACAACAACGAGTAGCTCACGGACTTCCGGACTGGGTACACTAACCGGCCGGAAGAAGAGGTCCCTTAAGCGCGCTGTTGCGCATGGGACTAGTTCCTCAAC